AATATTTTTACCGAATATCGATACACAATAATCGGTAATAAATGTGAAAATGTGAGAAGTTAGGGGTTATACATCACTTTCTCACACTTTCGGTTAAACTGTGAGAAAACAGGGTCGGCAGGGCGGAACGCCCAACCCCCACGCCCTACGGGCGTGTCCCGCCCTTCGGGCGGTCTCCCTGTCTATTTTTATCCAGATTTATACCACAATTTATAATCAATCACTTTCTCACATTTTTAGTTAGATGTGAGAACTTTTTTAATGATAATCCAAATCCCAGTCAATTCAAAAAAAATTGAAATGATTTTTCTCCTCACAGCAGAATACAGTCTCAAGACAAACACAGATACATACAATCAATATGGCAACTATCAAGCAATTCAATAATCTCGCCGAAGAAATTGAATACGGAGCACTCGCGAACTCGTGCGGGTTCGGGCAAGACGGAAGCAAAAGTTCTTTCAGGTGTATCGCCGACGAAATGATACGCCTTCGCAAGGAAGTCGAAGAACTCAAATCTCAACTCGCCGTTGAGGAGGTGGAGGTGGTGGTGGAGGTGGAGGAATACACCGAAGAGGACATCGCCGCCCAGTTCAACAAGGAAGCAGACAAATATGGTATGGACGCTCACCAGCGGGAACGCGGATTGGCGGTGTTGAAGAAATGCTACCAAGAAGGTAAGGAATATACCGAGACGACGGCGATGAATGTGTTCTCTCAAATCGTCAGGGAACACCAAGAACTCAAAAGAAAAGTTCAACTTCAAGAATTAGGAGGATACTACTGCCACACCCGCCCCGCCCCTGACTGCGAAATCAATACGGACGACGCTGCGTTCGACCACTACTGGTCGGTTCAAGACAAAGACCTTACCCTTTGGAAAGTGCCCCGCCACCTTGCGGATGTGAAATCCGCACAGACAAGTTATCACGGAGCGGTCGAACAAGCATTCTACGACGAATGCTTCGGTGAAGAATACGGTAAGTTGAAGTGGATGCGGGTTCGCGAAATGAAACAAGCAGACCTCATCAAGGCGGGATGGCAACCAAAAGCAGACGACGAAGAAAAATATGCCGAATGCGACGAATGCGGACGGTTTTGCTACACAGGCGGACACAAATACCCCAACGGTTATGTCTGTGCGGACTGCGACGAGGACGAGGAGAACAGCGAGGACGACGAGTAAGTAATCAGGTAAGACACGAGGCAGGGTAAGTCCTCTTTTTTATCCAATAAAATTGAAATAAACATAAATCTCTCGACATATCATATCCAATCCTATAATTATGGACGAACTCTCAATCGCACAAGCGAAAATCAACCAACTCACCCGCAGGATTGAAGAACTGGAAGAAATCCTCCGCGTCGCAAGAGAACACGCACTCGACCAACAAACACAAAACGACCTACTCGAACAGGACGCCACGAACCGATGCTTCTGTGAAAAGTGTGAGGAATACCTTCACGAAAGATACTGTGCCGACTGTTATGCGGAGATGGTAAGCGAAAACGAAGACGACGAATTGAGCGACGACGACACTCAACCGAACAGTCCCGCGTCCAAAATTATCCAAGATTGAAAAAAAATTGAAATGATTTTACAGATTGTAAAGAACTGTGCCGACCGAAATGGATAGAACATATACTCAAGCACAAATGGAAGCAACCAAGAAACAGAAGGCGTTTGCGTGGGCGAAGGTCTTCGAACTTCACGGACGCGGAGCAGAAGAAGCAGGAGCATTTAACGGTTTGTTTGCTCGGGTGGATGGTCGCCTCCAACGCCCCGCCACATTTCCTCCTCACATCACCGAAGCACTATGGGAAATGGCGAACCGATTGAACGAAACCTACACCTGCCCCGTGTGTTTAGACCTCACGACAAAAGACACTTTTCACCTTACAAATTGCGGACATATACTTTGTAAGGTGTGCTTCGCTCATATGGAAGATGACGCACCAGCAAACGCAAGACCCAACTGCCCGACCTGCCGACGCAAGATATAAAAAAATTGAAATGGATTTTCAACATATCGCCAGATGACAGCACACAGACACGATGGATTTTACCGACATCAAGAACCGCTACGAGAACGGATTTATGACGACCGAACGAGGACAAAAACTCGCCAGAGATGCGAAGGAAATGATGGAGAGAGAATGCGATGAAGACGAATATACCTTCACTACGAAGGGGGTGCGTCGTGAATACCTACCCGATGTGCTTCACAAGGCGAAACTGGTAAGGGTTGTGCCGATTGGTTTGAATAATATGTGCTACCAGAATGCGACTTGGTTGGAAGAGGAGTTCGGTTTCAAAAAGATTTACGGTTTCAACATCGTCGCCTGTCGTTGCGGGGGGCGAATGACCTTTGAACTCCACGCCGTAAATCTCTCACCCGACGGCGAACTGATTGACATCACCCGTGATTACTGCCACGAAACCGAAAAGTGGTTCGTTCCATTCGAAAATGACAACTTCAACGAAAAATTAAACAGAGTGATTTTTGAGAAGAAGTTCATCTGCTTTGAACCAAGTTGCCGTTGTGTTGGCAGAAGACATAAGTGGAACAACGACAAGTTTGTTTGGACTGATATGGAGACGGAGTTCGAAAAACTCTGGAAGGTCTTTCACACGGAAATAGAAGTCGTCGAAGAATAAGAGAAAAACAAGAGACAGGGGGGTCTCTTTTTTTTCATACACAAACGAATTAATAATAAAAACAAAAGAGGAAACAGATATATAAAGCAAAATGGCGAGTATCCCTTCTAATGGTTATGCCCAAGTTATGGCAGGAGCAAATAACTATTCTGGTTCTAATTCGTATGATGGTAGTTGCCCTAAAACCGCAATCCCCCCCGTCGTCGGCAACGACCTCTGTAATAAAACTTATGTCGATACTGCTGCTGGTGGCGGTATAATCGGGTCGCTCACCGATAAGGGGTCTCTCATCACAGCAAACGGCACAAACGCCGTAATCTTCGACCAAAATCCATATCAATCCGCACTCACTACGACTACTGTATATGACTGGAACTCCCTCGCCGTCGCACAGTCCCGCACTTTTACTACTACCGTCCCAACACTCCTACCACTCGGGGCAACTATAACCATCACATATTCAGGCACAGACAACATCAAAGGCACAATTACCGCCATCGCTGGAACAACCATCACTCTCACCATCACCGCACTCGCATCCGCCACTTACACCCCTGCTGTTTTGCTGACAACAACAGCACCAGACACCTCTACTTTTGCTGGTGCGGTTTTTACTGGTCAAACATTCCCCCTCGCCCCTGCCACAACCACTCCTCCCTCCGCTCAAATACCAGCATTCAGTATGATTACCAGCGGCACTTGTAATGTTTTTCAAAACGCGGGGGGTGGTGGTAATTTCTTGTTTCGCCTTTTAGGGACTGGTGTTCAAAGACCCGACAGTAGCATTCAAGCACTCCCCCTCGTTGCTATCGGCGTGGCAAACCCGACATCCCTAACTTGGAGCGGAACAAATGGAGGGTGTTTTTACAATTCAGCAACCGCTCAAATCCCTTTACCCCTAATCGACCTCATCGCACCATCACCCCCTCTCGGTGCTGATTTTCAGTATCCAATCGGTGGAGGTTTTGTCCCCCCTAATTATTGTGGGCAATTGACGGGTTATGCCCTTTCTTATGGAACTGGTGCTATTACCATCGATGATGATATTGCCCTCATCGCCGACCCTGTTTCGGCAACTGGTCTCTCGTGGGGTGTTATTAATACTGGTTCTATCGGTGCTGTCAATAGCGTTGTCGGCGGAACTAATATCATTATGTCTGGAACTTTATCCACACCCGTCGTCAATCTCCGCAACCCCCTCACCGCTGAACTGAATGTCGGCACTCAATCTCTCCGTGATAGAACAGGAGCAGTCGGCACATCGGGTCAAGTCCTAACCGCAGGAACAGGCGGTCAAGTATTATGGGGGGCAAACGGCGTCTCCTCTATAACTGCTACTCCTTTCGCAAATATCACTATCGACAACTCCGTCCCTTCTGCTCCTACCGTCGGTGTCTCTAACCCCTGTAATGCTACACTCGCACTCGGCACTCAAAACATTACTGGAACTACGGGTAATCTTAACTTTGTTGATGCTGGTTTTGGAAGTGAAGCACAAGTAAAAGCATCTACGGGGTTTTCTGCTTATGACGCAACTACCCCCGCCACCGCCTGTAATCTCACAAAAGCAGGACTAACCTGTCAATCCTCCGCAGATACCACATTAATAACAAATAACAGTATCACAAAAACCGTAGGAACGAACCCCCTCACCATATCAACCACCTCCGCCTCCGCACCTATCACCATAACACCAGTCGCAGGACAGGATTGTAATGTTGTTGTTTCGGGAGCAGGTGGATTACATATCCAACAAGCAACCACAGGAGGTTCGGCAAATCCTTCTGTGCGTATCACAAACTCAAACGCCTCGACTGGTGGTGTTAATGTTGATTTATATAAAAATAGAACAGGTGCTACGAATGATATTGTGTCTGCTTTGAACTTTTATGGAAAGGATAATGCTGGAAATAAAACACAATTCGGCGGTATTGAAAGTGTCATTACCTCCGCTGGTGGTGGTGGCGGAGTGGATGGAGCATTAGATTTTTATAGTTGCGTTAATGGGGGTAAATCGCTGGTATTTCGTATGAATGGTGCTGATAACGAAAATAACTCCTTTCGCCCTCTTGATATGAACGGAAATAACATCGTCACCAATTCTGGGAATATGACGATTACTACTTCTGCTTCAACTGGCACGGGGAATATGACCCTCACATCCAAAGGTGCTATGTCGCAAACCTCCTCCACTACTTTTTCCCTATCCGCACCAGTTCAATCAACTTTTACTTCTCCTCTCGAACTCCATTCAGGAAAAATAACAACCAGTTCCACCCAGCAAGTCTATACACCCCTCTATCAACCCTTATTAAACATATCCACCGCCACCATACCCGTCAGCGAAATCCAAGTGGAGGGTCAGCAAGTCAGTCTCATCAATTCAAGAGGAGATGGCGGGAATGAACTCGCACCCGTTCCGTCCCCTAACTTCACCATTACTTCGATGATTTATCTCTCTACAATCAGTTCTTACATCGCAGGTGGTTATAATCAAATCCAAAACAGAGCAGAAATAAGGTGTGCTTCTACGGTTAATAATATACTTGATGTTATCGGTTCATTCAACTTCAATTACATCGCATTTCCTACCGCTGGTAATTATATTAATGTCGTGTATTATAATAATCTCATACCAAATATGGTCGCTGTCGGCGGTAATTTTTCGGCGGGGACAACAGACCTTTATGACGGTGTTTTACCTTTTCCCAGTAGTGTCGGCAACTTTCTTGTCGTGGATGCTACCTCTTCTGTAATCGCCCCAACAAATATGAATGACACAGTAGTCGGTTATGGCGTTAATGGTGAAGTAAAAACGATTAATTGTCAATCGAATACATATTACACCCCAGCATCCGCCTCTATTTATATTTTGGGCGGTTCTTTCACCGATATCATAGGCGGAAGCACCGTCACAACAGAACGCACCGCCGTTTATACTCCAACTGGCACTATCGCTCCTATCACTTCGCGGTGGAACACTTTTATCCCAGCAAATAATACCGTTAATATCATTTATGTTTTGGATGAGCGAGTTGTATTCGGTGGCGAGTTTTCTAATATCGGTGGTGTTGGCAACAGTTATCTCGCTTTTAGTGATAGCACTACTGCCTTTCCGCAAACATCACTAATTAATGGTTTCACCCCTCCCGCCGCCGTTTCTGCTGGTATTCAAGTTTATAACCCAAGTGTCCCTTCATATCTCGCATATTTCGGCACATATGATACAGCAACCACCCCCGCTTACCCCGTGTATGAGTTTGATATGTCGAATATGGGGGCAACTCCCGCTCTTTATGAAAGTTCTCTACCTGCTGTTCCACTCGGGTTCGGTTGCGACACCGATGTATCTCCCGAAAAACTTAACTACATTTACGGTCATAATGGAGGGGGAACTAATTACTTGTTTGATGTTCTCACGCCACACTTCATAGATTTAAATGGTGCTACTCACCTTCAAGGTTTTACATTCTTCGATACGGTATATTCGCCTAACCTCCCCTACTTTTTTAGACAACCGTCTCTTACAACCGCATCACCGTTGGAGTTTTACATTTACAGTCCTACTGGTGCTGGAGCAGTTTCAATTACTACGACAACCGCCTATCATTTTATCAATCCTGCCACCCCAAACAATAAATACCTAACTATCACCCTTGCCGCTTACAACAACTTCGCAATTGGAACTGTTGTTCGGTTGGGAACTGATGACACAGGCATCCTTATTTACGCCCAAAACGGAGCAACATTTTCAAACCCCGTATAATCCACTACTCACGGATTTCTATCGCGTCCGCAACTATCTCATCATACGAAATCCCCATCCTCTTATGGAGTTCCTTCATTCCATTTTGAAACGCCGAGAGGTTCATATTGTCCTCTATCAGGCACAACACCCGCCACACGCAAAACGCTCCGCAGGTATTCACATTATCACGCTTCTCCTGAAAATCCATCTTGTTATATATCACTTCCCACCCGTCCGCATCCGCCTTATTCAACAGGTCTTCAAGATAATTATGTGTCGCATCCACCACCGCATTCTCCTCTGGCGAGTTCCACTCGAGAGGTGAGTTCGGCGAATACGGCGATGACCCATAAGGGCAAAAAAACTCTATAGTGTTTTCATACCTCAATACCGCCACCCAGTGACCATTTTGAGGGGTGTGTTCGTATAACAAAATCATATAATCTCTCGGTTTTCGCAGTATCGACTGGATTGTCGAGTATCCTTTCAGTTCGCGAAACATAAAGATTTTCGCCTGTGGCAGATACACCTCCAAGTCGGCATCACTCATCGGTTCAGTCATAATTTGACGCAACTTCGGTTTGTCTTGTGCTGACCCAAAAACTCCTCCTTCTGCGTTCATTTCAGTTTATATATACCCTTCTACTTTGTTTTTATTCCGTATCACAACGAAATTATATATAAAAACAAAGTTATACTATTATTCATAAAATCGATTACAAAAATGTCTCTTAACGCATTAGGTCAATCCCAACTCGTCCTCAAGGCGTCCGCCTCCGCCGCCGCCCCAATCCATAATATGACTTCGGGTTCTTACGCTGGATTAAGCAGTTCTTCTTTTGATGAGTATCTCGGCACAGGCACTACCGCCGCCAACGGTGCTCTCGTTATACCCCTTTCTATTCTTGATATTCCCTCTGTTGGTGTTGCCGCCGCCTGTATCGTTGAAGGGTGGCAGACTGGTATTGTCGCCTCCAACGCAGTTAAGGTCGTCGGTGTTGTCAATTTTGTCGGTGGTGTCCCCGATACTGCCAACTTGACGATGAATGTTCAGTCCGCCGTTGGTGCTCTTGTCGCCGCCGCACAGACTATCGGTTTCCGCGTTTATATCCCTCGTGTCAAGGTGTAAAATGCGTGGATAATGGTATAAAACGAACCGTCTCTATAATATAAGTCCCATCGAATTATATTATGACCCCCAAACCCTACACCAAGACCCCCTTTATGGAGGAATTAGATAAAAAGATGACCGAATATGGTTTAACTACATCAAGTAAATTGACCTACCTCCGCGTGATTGAGTATCTCTCGGGAAAACCTGTGGATGACCTCACATTCTTTCTGGACGCCGATGCGATTGAAGCAAAACTCGAACCACTCAAACCAAATACCCGTCGTGTTTATTACACATCCATCCATTCGGCGTTGAAACTGACCTACCCGATGCCTACCGAACCAGAGGGCGAAATGATTAAAATCTACCACCGTAAAATGATGCGGATTGCTCACGAACAACAAGCAATCAGCAACAAGAAATCCAAATCACAAGAGGAAAACTGGTTAGAATGGGAAGATGTCATCTCAAAATGGGATGAAATGAAAAAAGACTACGACCATCTCAAATCTCTCGGCGATGGCATTTCATACGACTACCAATATACATTTCTCCTCCATTTCGTCGTCCTCACCCTCTATGTGAAATTAGTGCCACGCAGAAATGCCGACTATCTTTATATGATTGTGTCTCAAAAACAACCCGAAGTTCTCGACGAAGAACTAAATTACCTCATCCTCGACGAAAAAAAGTTCATCTTCAATAAATACAAAACCGCTCAAAACTACGGAACTGCCGAAGTCAGCATCCCTGATGAGGTTATGGATATTTTCTGGTTTTACATATTCTCTCGTGAATGGAATACTGGTTCTCTGCCCGTCATCTCCAACGACCTAAAAAAAGGAAAAACAATACCGTTTCTCCGTATGTCTAACGGCAACCCCTTCCACGAGGGCAACTCCATCACTCGCCACCTGAACAAGATTTTCAAACCGAAAAAAATAGGTTGCTGTATGTTGCGAACTATATTCGCAACCGAAATGCTCCTCGAAAGCACCGAAAAATCACAGGCGTTGGCGTCTGCGATGGGGCATTCCGTATCAACACAGCAAAACACCTATGTAAAGCAGTCGCAGTAGTTTCTTATATTTCGTGTCCCTTCACGATGTATTTTCTCACGAACGCCGTCATCCATTTTTCGATTTCGTCATTCAGCACCCTCACAGCAAACTCACCCTCAAACCCGCAACACCAATTTCCGTTTCCTGAAAGCACATTAAACATATCCCGCTGCCACACCGCAACCTCGCAATCGCTATACGGATAGTCAAGTATTCTGGCAAGAAACTCATCGCGAACGGTCGTCGGTTGCTCGTAGTTGTCGATTTGCCCGAACATTTCCACCATAGGTTCGTCGCTTTTGTCCATAAAGTTCAACATCTTATACCGCATTTCACTTTCGGTTGCTGGTATGTCGTTGCCTTCCACATCCTCCCTATCAATATAACCCCCGCATTCTGTAAAACCAATACGCCTCTCTTTTCTCACCTCCGCCAACCACCGCTCCGTGTATTGTTCCATCTGCTCGTCCGTCGGGCAAAACTGCCGTATTTTCGCACACATCTCCTTCGCGAGGCGTGTGCGAAATCTCTCTGTCGCATTCACAAATCCGTCAAATCCGCCATTCATCCTCATCGTCATCGTATCGTATTGTCTGTCGTTGCGTCTGGTAGAATGTCGAAAACTCATTTCAATTTTTTTGGGATTGAAATGCTAATCTATGAACCGCCGACCGCCCCCCATTTCATTCGGGTATGTCTCTAACATAAATCCCTTCACCACCCTCGCCGCCTCCTCCTCCGCCGTAAAATGACCGAGAAAATGAGAAAAATACACGGTCGGGTCGTGATTGATTGTCGTCTGGACGGATGCCGACCACTTTTCCATATTTTTCACCCACCTCACACCCCAATATTTTTTGTTCGATTTCGCATTATTCGCATTACGACGCTGGTCGCACCACCTCAAATTACGATAATCATTATTACACTTATTACCGTCGATATGGTCGCATATGGTATGGTTCGGGTTGTTATTCGGGATGAATACATTCGCCACTAACCGATGGACGAGCATCAAAGTCTCATTATTCGGTTTCTCCTTTGTCGGCGGTCGCCCATACCCATTATTCGGTCTCACCAAATTACCACTCGCATCCATACTCCGTTTCAGCGACACGCACATATACCCAATCGATTTACAATAATACGACTTCAGGATTTTATTGAACTTTAAGTTTTTTACATCACCCATCCTATTAATCGCATAATTATCCTTCCTCACTCCAAATCTCTCGTCAATCACCACCCAATCGTCCGTCATATACGACGATACAGCAGGAGCAGACGCAACGCAGGGCGACGCCAACGGTAGAACCCTGAAAAATGAGTTGATGAGTGCTTGTGTAATCATAGTGGATAATCGCTATATTATCCATAGACATTATCCTTTTAAACCCTATTATCCACATTTTTACCAACACGCCCACCCACAGCAGACGCACTTAAAATCTCTCGGCGAGGGGGATTTACCTCGTGGCGTGGAGGGGACGGACGACGGTGTAGATGGCGGGGTGATGCTGTCGCCGTCATTATATAAAAACTTCTCCTTCCTCTTATGTTCGCCCGAATGATAGGTCATTAGTTTTAGGGCGTAGAGCATATAAAAATCTCTCGTCATTTCGTTTTATTATTCTTTTTTGTCTTGAAATCCGTTAGTTCCTTCTGGTCTTCTTCCGTCCATTTTGCGATGAACTTCAAGTGCTTCTCACTTGCCAAATGTCGGCGGATTATTCCACTCGTCAATCTCACATTACTTCCGCATTCGCAAGTTCGTATATGTGTCTTCGATAACATCTGCGTCATCTCGGTTATGACTGGTTCTATCCAGTCTCGGTGGCGAAGGTATCGGTCATTTTTTACGGTTAGGTCGGGGGTCGTATTTCCATACGGCGAATATACTTGATAATCCATTACTATAATAAACATAATTCAGTATTCTTTTTATTATAGAAATGGCGGGAAAAGCACCAGAATACGACGATAACCTCGAAAACCTACTTAAAGAGGAAGCAGAAAAGGCAGAAAGTCTTTCGATTTTACACCGATTATCCCACGAGAAATACGCCCTTGCGTCCAACCTCATAAACATCCCCGTTATTGTGTTGAGTTCCATCATCGGTTTTACTACTGGTATTAAAATTGACTACGAAGACATAAATATCGTGCTCGGTATTGCGTCCGTCTTCGTCGGGGTCATCAAATCTCTCGACAGTTATTTCCAACTCGCCCAGCGGAGCGAACGCCACCGCCTCGTATCACTCCAATACGGTCAGTTGTGCCGAAAATTGTCCGTTGAACTCGCTCTTGAACGCGATGTGCGAGAGAATGCGAAGGATATGCTCAATATGATTAGAACCGATATAAAGAACCTCGAAGAAATTGCCCCCATCATAGAGGACGATGTCATAAACAAATATAAAGATAAATACCCGAAGGTCGATGGTGAAAAAATAAAGCGTCCTGCCCTTACGAATGGACTTACCGAAGTCATCGTAAATAAACCTGAAAATTATATTGTGAAGGCGGATTTGGTTTCGAGGTCTCGTAGGCAATCAAAGGACGCCCCTCATAACGAAGTCGTCGATATTCCGCTGGATGATGACGGGGTGATGTAATCCCACGCCCATTCCAACCAATTATCATATACATTCCTTCCACCTATTTTCCAATAAACCGCCGATGAACCCATATAATGTGCTACATATTTCTTCAATTTTCGTCCCGTTTTTTTGTTATACATCTCGCCCCCTTCATACCTATATTTCTCCTTCATCTCCGCTTTTTCCTCCTCCGTAATCCACTTCACAGGCATTCCGTAAAATGATGTATATATGGATATATATCATTTGCTTCATTTCGATTTTTTTAGGATTAGTATTCCAATTTATTCTCGTTGAAAAACTTATCGTCCTTCTCTATCCCGATATAACTGCGGTTCAGTTCCAGACACGCTCGTCCCGAGTTGAATGACCCCGCCGTAGGGTCGAGGATTGTATCACCCTCATTACTATATCTATCGATTAACCACTTGTAAATTGCGATTGACTTCGCCGTCGGGTGCGGTTTGTTTTTTACCAATCGGTCGTGGATGATACTTAAAGAACATCGTTTATTTTCCTCCTGAACATAATCAGGTTGCTCCAATCCTTCCGTATGTCCCAGCAGGTTATTTTTGCGTGGATTGCTCGGTTTGCGGTATTTCGACGGCATCCCCTCCCTCACCTCATCAATCCGCTTGTAAAACGCCGACTTCTTCGCGAAAACATAAATTAATTCGTGCGAACGAAGTGGCATTTTATTCGCTGAAAGAAACGAAACCCCTACCTCCTTATCTAAAATAAGGTCATACCTAAACCAGTCTGGTTTTGAATTAACCAGTTCAACACCAAACTTCGCCGAGCAAAAGAACAAAACTGGCGTGTGTTCGTTTTTAGATAATCGCTCCACC